ATAATTTTCAAAAAGATTTAATCGAAGGTCATAAGGCAGAAGAAGAAGTTTTAGTTATAGTTAAAAAGAAATATCCAAAAGCATATAGAAAAGAAGGCTACTTCAAAGGCTTTGATATTTATGTGCCCGAAGTAGATAAGAAGTTAGAAGTAAAATTTGATAAGAGAGTTGAAGAATCAGGCAATTACTTTATAGAAACTGAATCCAATTCTAAAGAATCAGGGCTTTTGACAACTCAGGCTGACTTTTGGGTCATAGTTGACTGCGAAGCAATTATTTTTATTGCGATAGAGTCTTTGAGATATATTCTCAGAGATTACAAAGTCGTAACGCTTCCATCTTCTATCCATAAAGACAGCACTGGTGGTAAAGGTTATTTAATCCCGAAAAGCACCTTAATATTTAATCCTTATGTTTCAATTATTAGCAAGGGGGTGAATCGTGGATAAACTAATTGCTGTGAATCCTAAGTCATTGGTAAAAGCAGAAGAATGGGAAGATTTTATAAGTTTATGGATGATATCCAAAGAATTTGATACTTATAATCAATTCTTTAAAGGCGATATTACTCAGAAGGTGTCAGTTAAATATGGCGAAAACAGTTTGGGTAAATTTGCTCAAGCGGTACATGAGCCATACCAGACTATTATTGGTTATAGGAGGGTCGCTAGAGCCTTTCTAACAGGCGATAGGGGGCTAAACCTATCTTGGACGCATTATCACCTTGCTTCGCATACAGATGAGTATAATAAGAAGTCAGGCTCTTTTAAAAGTAAAAACAGAATTAATTGGATTAATAAAGCACATGATAATCATTGGTCAAGTAATAAGATGGCTCAAGAAATTAAAAAAGCAAAGGCATTAGTCAAAGAAACCGCAATCGTGTATTATAGTCATTATCTGGATAAGATTCAGAATGTTTTAACTCATATTGATAAAAATGATTTCACTAAATCTGAAAAAGCCGAGTTTATTAAGAAGATTGATGGAGTGTTTACGGAGATTGAAGATTATTGGCAATACAGTCGTTCAGATTCTGAAGGAGTGCCAAGTAAGAAACGTTCAGATTCTGAAAGTATCTCCAAGCCTAAAATGTCTAAAACGTCTAAAAGCAGTACCAAAATGTCTAAAAGAAATATTTACAATACCAGAGAAGAAGCTGAGAAAGCCCTCAAAAAACAAAAGAAAAAGAAGGGTAGTATTCTCGTTAGGCACAAGCCAGATGGTAAGTGGGAAGTAGTTTCAATAAAAGCATTAGATAAAATTTTTGTATAATGGCAACTAGAGAAAAAAGTCATGCTCAGTCAACAAAATGCCCTTTTTGTGGCAAGTGGTTTAAGGGTATTCATACTAAAGAGAAATGCTCTGCTAGATTAAGTGAAGATAAGAATTATAAAATTATAAAACATTAACATTATGGAAAAAATAAAACTGGAAAAAGGTAAACAATATCTCTTGGTTTTGCCAAATACATTTCCTGCAAGGGAAGCTAAAGCATTTTCTAAGCAATTAAAAGAAAGTGGGTTTAGTGATTCACTTATTGTTTTAGTTGATAAACCAAGTGAGGTAAAAGTTATTGAGAAAGAAGTTAATAAGCAATATAATCGACTTTCATTAGAAAGACAAACAGTAATTCATCGCATTTGTTATCACTTAGAAGATACTTTAAATACTCGTATTGTCAATTGGGGTAAGCAAGGAGCAGCTATTAAGGCAATGATGAAAGCAAGTTATACTGAAGGTGAGATTAAAAGAGTTATAACCTATATGGCTAAAAATGATGATTTCTTTTCAGATAAAGGCTTTGATATGACTACAGTTTCTAACCAAATTGGAAGATATAGAGCAATGTACGCTAAAAAAAATTAAGTGTTATAATACTAAGGGTATAAAGATGAAAACAATTAATAAAGTAATTCTAGTAGGTAATCTTGTCAGAGACCCTAAGACAAATCAGACAAAAAAGGGCGATTACGTTTGTAATGCCACGATTGCTACCAATACTTTTCCTAACAATAAACCGCAATTCACAGACATCGTGCTTTGGAATAAGTCAGCAGAGCTTTTCCCTCAATTAGCGATTAAAGGCAGTAGGGTTTATGTCGAGGGTTATATCAATACCTACACTCACGAAGATAATCAGAAAACAGAAGTAGTTGTTAGCGATTTTATTGTGCTTGATAGGTTAGAAAAAAAGACAAGCAAATTCATTGAAGATAGTATGAAGGATGAAGGAAAAAATCAGCAACTAGAGACTAAGGTTGCTACTTTAAGTGATAACTCAAAAGAGGCCGATAAATCCACCAAAACAGAGTATATGTCAATAAAAGATATCCCATCATTGAAAAATTCTAATATTATTAAAAATTAAAAGAAGGTGAGTAATATATGACAAAAGGAATTAAAAGAGCAATACAAGCAATAAAAGTAGTTAGTGCTACTTACCAACATAGTGATGTTTTAGTTGTTTTAGAGCGTGGAGATAATGCCTTAAAATTAATTAAAATTATGGATATGGCATTTGATGGTCATTTTCCTTATGAAACAATTACCTTAGACAAATTTAATTGGAGTGAAAAACCATTAGGTTTTATCTGTAGTGAATGTAAGCGTGAATTTAAAACTTTAAGAGGATTGAAAACTCATTTTAGAATGAAGCATAAAGGGATAGAATTTCCTGAAGTACCTATGGCAATTACAACTAAGGTTTCTTTTAAAGATAAACTTAAAGAGTTAAAGAAACATCTTATAGATAATCCCAAGAAAGTATTGATTTTACAAAGAGATAATGATTCGACTTTCGTTGAAGGTCAGAGAGATGTTAGGCCTTTGAAATATTTGGAAGAAGACGATAAGTTGTGAAAGACCCTGAAGATAGAGATATAGCTAGACGATTGTATGAGCAACAGAAACCAAGGTTGGGCACTTGTGGGCCAACATTAATAGCTTTTCTCTTGAATAAGATAGTAATAGATATTATTACGGATTGGAGTATTCCCTATAGAGGATATTGCTCATTTAGGGAATTGGAGCGAGAGCTTAATAAATATGGCATAAAGACTGAAAGAATAGAATGGAGAATTAAGAAAAAATATGCTTTACCAGAAGGAGTTGACTTCGCAATAGCCTTGATATGGTGGAAAAAGGCTCATTGGAAGATACAAGAGAAGAATACTCACTTTATTTATCTAGAGAGAAGAGATGATAAAATAGAATTGTTTGACAATGAGGTTGGTTGGTTTAAACCTGATTTTCAAGTAGCCAGAGATTATTTAAAGAATGGGAGGTTTACTAGACTTATTATATTAAAAAGAAATTAAAATATGAGTGCACCTAAAAACATAGATTGGATAGCAGCCCAACAATACTATTTAGAATCCTTTAGTAGGAGTTATGCTGAAGTGGCTAAGAAATTTGGAGTATCACCTCAACAAGTAGAAATGCACGGTAGTAAAGAAGAATGGGTAAAGTCTAGGAAATCATTAGGAGAAAAAGCACTACAAGAGTTTGAAACAAACAAGATTTATGAGATAGCACAAGTAAGCACTAAGCATTTAAAGATTTATAGGGCATTGATGATGGTTGCTTCAAATAAGTTGCTTCTTTTACAAGATACTATAAATTTAAAGACAAGCGATTTAAAGAATGTCGCTGATACTATGGAAAAAGCAGTTAATGGTGAGAGATTAATTTTAGGATTGCCTACCAGAGTATCTAAGTCAGAGATTTTAGGAAAACTTACCACAGATTTACAACTATCACCAGAGCAATTAATAAAAATGGATAAATTCTTTAAGGATGAAAAATGAAAAAAACAATTCTAAAAAGACAACCCTGTGAAGTTTACTCAAGAATAGTCGGTTATCTTCGACCAGTTAATCAATGGAATGATGGTAAACAAGCCGAGTTTTCTGAAAGAAAGACTTTCAAGGTTGATAATGAAAAATGAAATCAATATCATCATTAATTACAGAATTCGGAAGACAAGAAGCTAAGGCTTATTTACTAAAATTCTTTGAAGATGAAAAGAATCTAAAATACTTTGCCAGCCTCTTTCCTGACCATATCGACTCTCCTTTACCTAATTATCAGCGTGAGCTATATTCAATCATTCCTAATTATAGTAGGCTAGGAGTTGCTGCTCCAAGAGGCTCTGGCAAGACTACAACTATAGATTTAGTTATCTTGGCTTATTATTCTTTATTTGGTAAATCTCCATTTTCACTTCTTATCTCGGATACTATGCCACAGTCAAGACTTCACTTAGAAGCATTGGCTAATGAGCTAGAAATGAATGAAGCTATCCATTTCTTATTTGGTGATGTTAAAGGCGATACTTGGGGTGCTGACAGCATTATGATTAAGACTAATTATGGTGAGTCTTTAGTTTTAGCTAAGGGTGCAGGGCAGAAGATAAGGGGATTGAAGTTTAGAAACCACAGACCACATTTAGCATTAATTGATGACTTAGAAAATGATGAAGTAGTTGAATCAGAAGATAGGCGTGCTAAGTTAGAAAACTGGTTTAGATTTAATTTCCTAAGAGGATTATCCAAAACTGGTAGCAAGGTAATCATGCTTGGCACTATCCTACATGAGAATGCTTTACTTAAAAAGATTATTGATAAGAAAGAAGCCTATCAAGGTTGGGAAGTCAGGAAGTATAAGGCGATTAAAGACGATAATACTTCATTCTGGGAATCAAGATTTCCCCTCACTTATTTAAGGGATATCAGAGATAATCCATTGCACCCTGAATATGCTGGTAGCATTGTGTTTGCTCAAGAGTTTCAGAATGAGCCTCGAAGTGAAAAAGATAGGATTATTAAGGATGCTTGGCTCAAGTTTTATCATTCTAGTGCTAAGATAGAAGATGAAGACTGGGTTAATAAACTACAAATCGTTGGTGGTGCTGACCCTGCTATTTCAGAAAAAGAAACTGCTTCATTCTTTGCTTTTACTACTATCGGGATTGATAAAGAGGGTCATATTTGGCATTTAGAAACTATCAGGGGTAAGTTTAGTGGGTTAGAGCAAGCTCAAAAGATAGTTGAATGTTGTAAACGATGGAAGCATGATAAGATTGGTATTGAAAGCATCGCCTATCAGAAAGTATTGAGTCAAT